TTTTTTTTTTTTTTTTTTTTGCGCGCGAATTTTTTCCCCTCCCCCTCTTCTTCGTTGTATCCAAATGGGAACGACGAATTCATAAGCATGCTTACGACTCGTCCGCTGTATCCGAGTGGGAATAACGCATTTAACTTGACGGGCGTCGAGAAAAATGCTAGGCGCAGCATTGGGTTTTCCTATGCTAAGTATAGGTATCGACTATATCAAATTTTTGCTAGTGTCTCCGTAGTCGTTATTGTTTTTAATGATTATTGAGTTACTTCGGTAACTTGAGGGTTGGCGCTCTGTGGTGAAGGCCGCCAATCCGTTGTTTGAAAATCAGCATTTGTAAAAGGCCGCACGCTAACTGTGCGAGCTTTTTCGTATGCAAAAAATAAGGAAAATGATATGGGTGAAAATCCTAAAGTTACCTTCAATGCCGAAATAATTGAGGCCGTGAAGGAGTTGAACATGACGACGGCCGCCAGCGTAAAGGCCTCGCAGTCGCGCGGACAAGCGCAGTGGCTACTACTTTCGACATGTGTGTTGTGGTACAGCGTCAATGTTCCAGCTGGTACAAAGAGAGCTTCTACTAAGTCGAAGGGTGGCGTTATCAATCGTAAGATTGGCGCGCAGCTCACGAAAATATTAGAAGACGCTGGGTGCGAGTTGAATCAGACTGTCGCCAATGTTCGGTCATTAGCTGGTCGCATACACTTCGATAAAAAGTTATGCGTCGACGTCGCCTGCACAGATGATGTCGAAAAGTCACTGGAACTCGCAGGCCTCAAGAGCTACAACAAAGTCGCGCAGCACTTTACTACTTCCGCAGAGAACGCCTTGAAAATCAAGCAGATGGTTGACGGTTGGTCTCCTGCGAAATGTCAAGCGGTTCTCTTCTGTATAAATGAGCGAAAAGTAGAGTTACCGGCCGTGTTGAAAGATGCAGCGTAACATCGTAAATAATTTAGAAAATAAAGGGGAGACCTCGCAAGGGGTCTCTCTTTTTTTTTATTTGGAGCTAACCTATGAGTAAACGCATGGGCGCGGATGGGCGCAGCCTGACTAGCACAGCTCGTGCATGTGAGCATGGGCGCAGGTATGGGACCGCTCTTGCTTATCGAGGCGATGATAACATTGTGTTACGCAACGGTGATGTTAAGACATCAACAAGGTACACTCGCGGTACGCATGCTACTAGACCGCCTCGTAAACCTAAGTATGTGTGTTATGAGATTAAGCATATCGGAAATGGTATCTATGCCAAGTTCCGCGTGAAGGGTACGAGAAGGAGCAAGAAAAGTTCATAGTGAGCATTCAAAATATGACATATTTCCTGCACTCTCATATTCAGGTAGTATGGGCGCAACCTATTGGTATGTATGGGCTTTCTCTGTCTGTACATACTTCTGCGTTGCGGTCGCACGTAGATGATAAACATCAACCACATGACGAGGTTTGATATGTTATCAGAACAAGTCACGATGAAGGGTATCTCATGGATGAAAACCATGTCGCATATCCATCAGGTTGGGAAACCACCTCCACTAGACATCCCTCCTGATAAGCTAGAGAGCATGGCAGAATATTCTCTCTCTCTACCGGATAGTGTTGAGGTTTTGAGGAGCATGTTCTATTCGTGGGGAATATTGGCAACAACTCCAGATACGAAGCAAGAAGTCCTAGATGCTAATGATTGGGCTGCTTTGCATAGATGGGGCAATCCGTAAGAAGGAGAACACTATGTTACTTATGAAACTTGATGGGTCAGGCACAGTCCTGATTGATGCTGTTGAGTCTCGACTGAAGCAGGCTGTTGAATATGCACAGGCTGGTGAAGAGGACAAGGCAGAGGAATTGTTTGCTAATGCTTTGGAAGCAGAGAATGCAAGATGACACTCCGTTACTCCAACTAAGGCAGAGCAGTGATAATGGTTGTGGGTGTACGCATGCACCGTGGGTATATTTTCATCTTGGATGTGAAGATTGGGTGCAAGAGAACCAACAAACCGACGGTGCCTGTGATTTGGTGGGTATATTTATAGGAAATTATCCTCTCCCTGATTGGATACAACTTGTATCTTCTAGGTCTTTAGGAATAGGCGGCAAAGATGGGCCTCTTTTTATGGTGCAGAGTGGCGCACACCCAGTTGATGTTTATGGTAAAACATGTACATGGTATCATTACCGTGGAGCAGAGGACGTAGAGGATAGCTGGCCTTTTTCTGCTAGTGGCTGCACCATTCAATGGCACTCTCCTCTGGGGAAAGGACTCGTCATGCTAAATAAAGATGACCCTGATTATGACAAATATGAAAGGCATTACGCACATGACTAAGCTAACCAAAGAACAACACAAAAGGGCTGATGACCTCTTTCTTTATATAAATACTGAATGTCAGTTGGCATATGAAGAGGGGCTGCCTGCTGGCGTTGTAGTAGCCGTCGTGAAGAGTTATCTGTCCACCTTGGAAGATATAGTGCAGGAAGTAAACGGATAGATGGCTCTCCACTTCATAGGATTTACAGGCAGCGAGTATCTGTCAGCGTTAAAAATATGGGGTCAGCCTGACTTCATACACCGCTGGCATGACCGACGCGCCGTTGACGAGATTGTCATGGGTGATGTAGTTATATTCGCCAATGGCAGTGAGCGTGGGGTAGTTCCCTACGTGTTTGATGACAGTCGCATCTATTGAAAGGAAAAGCGATGTCTACAAAAGAAACTCTACTAAAACATGTTGAAATTGCTAAAACAGTGGGAGAGTTAGCAGGTAAGCTAGAAGACCTTATCTATTCTTTCTCTCCTCCTGAATTACGAAAGCACAAAAAGAGTATAGAGGGTATGCTGTTCACTACTGCTCATATACTTATGGACTCTGCTGTCGTGCGTTTGACAGGTGAGGAGTTCAAAGACTTCCTAGACTCTCAAGGTGAGGGAGATAGCGAGATGGCTAAAGGACTTGACGAAATGCTAGCCTCCCTTGCTAAGGATGATGAGGACGAAGGGAGCATACACTAATGCCTCAATGTGAAGAGATGGGTGATAACTGCAAGATTGGTAACGTAGAAGTGCTGCGTTCCAATGCCGGTTATTACATTGGATATTATTGTAAGGAATGTGGTCCTTGGGACAGGCTGAGTAAGGGTTACTTCGCTACTGAAGAGGAAGCGAAGAGACAACTCGACTGGAACTCACAGGGTGGGTTCGAGCAGTATATTACTCAAACACATCGTCTACATTCTGGTGGACGATTCACTGAGGTATTAGTGCATGATGTTGTAGCATCTGAACCCATAGCTGTGTTCTATGGGGCGAATGCCAAGCTGAATGCAAGAAAGTTTATCTCTTACAAAAAACAAGAGGAAGAACGATATGTTAGACCGTACATTCAAAACAAAATGGATTGATGCACTACGTAATGGACCTTATCACCAAGTGGAGTCAATGCTAGGTGATAATAAAGATGGGCGCTGCTGTCTCGGAGTAGCGTGTGAGTTGATGCCTAATGTAACTGGTTACGAAGTGCTGCCAGAGGATTGTCCCGCATCGGACTCACATCCAGATGAGACAGAACACCTGCGGGAGCTGGATGCTCCTCGTAAGTATCTTAGCTACGTTTATAAGAAGGATGAGCACGCTGAGACACAAGAACTAATGCTGACTCCCCTCATGATGGCGGATATAGGAGTGTCATCTGAGGATGCCCACACGTTGGCTCGCATGAATGATTGTGGTCATTCATTCAGGGATATAGCCAAGTGGATATATACAAATCTGTAGGCTGTTGACATTCCTTACACACAGGAGTAGGATGCAGTATGCATAAATCTCTTAAAGATATTCTCACCCGCAAGGTGAGGAAGACCCGTGACCCTAACTGGGAATACAGAAGGGCATTGGGCAAACGTGTGGTGCCTACTAAGAAAGGCACTGGTTCCTACAATCGTAGTCAATTCAAGAAAGGAACTGAAGATGAAGCATGACTACAAAAAGAAATCAGATATTCCTCCTGAAGTGGTGGAAGACCTGAAAGAAATGGGTGACTGGGGTAAACCTCTTGAGGAAATCCTAGACATCCTGAATGAGCATGTCCGATACTTGGATGAGCTTGATGCTGCTCATGAAGAGCAACAGAAAATGGTAGGTAGATATCAGGAAGATATCACGCCTGAGTTAATGGATAAGCACAACCTAGAACTGTATCAAACAGAGAAGGAGGAGGAAGCGGATGGGTTCAAATACTGTAGACACTAGACCCAATCGTAAATCCCCTTCTGAGATATACCTCGCTACTCTTGAAGACCAGCGGGATAGGTTGAAGAAGATGTACAACGCCATAGAAGTAGGCGCGTACACTGGTGACAAAAATAATGTTGTTGCTAGAATTAAAGAACTTGACAAAAAAATAGCAAAGGAACAAGGTAATGAATAATCAACTATTCGACCATGATAAACTTAACTTCAAGGTAGAGAAGTTCCCACTTCACGCATGGGATGCGGATGAGTATATGTCCACTGGTACTTGGAGTAGTGGACTTTCAGCAGTCTCACCTGAAGTAGGGTTGGGACTTCGACGTACAGATAACAAACAAGTACTATCTATCGTGTCGGAGGAGAGACCTGACCATCAGTACTTACCAATGGTGGAGGGCATGGAGCAGGGTCTTCGGGACTCTGGCATAGACCTGACTGATGTAATTACTACAACAGATGTGTATGATAATGGTGCTCAAATTCAATTGACTGCCAAGTTTCCTGCACAGGCTATGGATATTGGTAATGGAGACACAGTAATACCACAACTTATTGTGCGCGATTCTCATAATGGGAAATGGGCATTGAATGGGATGATGGGAAATTTCCGCGATGCCTGTTGGAACACCCTCGTAGTAGGGGATAAGCTCGTGTACATATACATGAAGCATACCAAGAATTTAGATGTCCAAGCCTTCACTCACAAGCTGAAGAATGCAGCAACGTATATAGGTGGAGAAGGTAAAGAGATGATGCAAACTTGGTATCGTAGCCCTGTAACCAGAGAGCAAGCCATTAACCTGTTCACTAAAACATTGGCTCAACGTACTGATAATGTTAGCAGAAAGAAGGTAGCTAACAAGGTAATGCTCTCCAACCTCATGAAGATATTTGATGAGGAGAACCGTCACATACACGGCAGTGCTCTCTATGAGAAGTATGCAACGAGAAACGAGGGTAGTATGTGGACGGCATATAATGCAGCCACTCACTGGTCTTCACACGCATCTGAGAATGCTCGTAAGGGCAGCAAACCACAGAACGTGTGTGTTACCCGTGAAGAACAGGTACGTAAGATGCTGAACTCAACTGAGTGGGCATCGTTGGCACTCGCTGCATAAGGAGTGGTGAAGATGAATGGGTTAGTATATAATGAAATCAATCTTGGTTTTGCTACGCTACAAGTGTACACAAGCGAGAAAGGAGTTGAAAGAGCTATAATGAAAAGCTCAACAAAGTTTGCATATGACTTTGAAGTTCCTAAAGAAGAAATATATTCTGAAAAGGTAGGTGAATAAGATGTCTACTAAAAGAGAAAGAGAAATGATGGATGGCATACGCCTGTGGACACATCAGAAGGAGGAAGCGTTACACGAGGCTGTTGTTGTCCTAATTGACGAGATGGACCTAACGTATGAAGAGGTCCGTCAGCTCAGAAGAAAGTGGGAAAGTTTAGTTTCTAATGCAGAAGAAACATCAGATGATACCGAGATGTTTGAAAGGCTGGAAGAACTAACCCATGACTGGGAAGAAAGTATGTACTGGAAACATGGACAGGAGGAGCCAGATGAGGATGAATGCTAACTATATTATCATAGGTTTTGTTATCTTTCTAGCGTTACTCTGTGTAATATAAGGAGAACTAGACATGCAGACAGTGCATGAGACTGTCTTGTCAGGCAAGTTGGAATTGTTTAAGTCTGTCAGTGTGAACACACTTACCAATAAGTTCTGTCATGACAACTACGTGCGTGGTAAGAAGCGCAATGAAGAAGCAGGTGAGGTAGTGGATATCTGCGGGGTATGTTACTCCTATGATATGCTCAAGGGTTTCCGCAAGAATACCGCACCTGCATTGCAGAGGAACAGTGACTTGTTTCCTGTGCGAATACTTGAACAACATGAGTTACCCACCATCCTAGAATTATACTATAGGTTTGATGCTCATGGTGAGCTGATAACAGAAACCGTGGATGGGATAAAGTACCCTAAGTTCAATCACATAGAGAACTATTGCAGGATTGCAGAGCATAATCCGCACTCCATCTTCGCTCTCTGGACAAAGAGAACGGACATCATTGCACCATTCTTTGACCAACGTGAGAAGCCTGCCAATCTTATCCTTATCTACTCTAATAAGAAGGTAGGTACAATTATGAGTAAACCTCCTCGACACTTTGACCGGACATTCAATAATGTTCTTGCACATGAACATGTGGAATTACAAAATTGTACTGGACAGAAGTGCAAGGATTGTTTACTGTGCTACACACCTAACAATGGGGTGGATACAATCGTAGAGAAAGTAAAGAGGTACTAAGAAATGACTAACATGATTGATAAACGAATCAAGAAACTGATTGTAGAAGCGTTGGAAGGAGCAACAGTTATTTGTGAGCACCACTCACCCACGTATGGAAAGATTGAACTGAGTGAGTGGTGGGATTCAGATGAGGAAGAGCGGAATGATTAAACGCATCCATGTGAATCAGCATAACATAAAACGTAACAGAAAGCATGGGACCAGAGACCCTGTGATTACTGTTAAGACTTATAAATCAAACACTTACGCACACAACGTGCATATCGATGGACCTTGTGATATAATATATTCACCTGACAAACCATTGCCATGCGGAGCACAGGTCTGGATAGAAACCATTGCCGATGTGCAGCTACAAAAGGAATAGGTGGAATGAAAGAAGATATAAATAAATGCAAGGAGCTAATAAAGGAAATAAATATCAGCAAGTACAACCAACAGGAATACGCAGCGATAGTAGATGATATCTTCAGTGCAATTCCTATAGCTGCTTCCTTTGAAACACAGATAGATAATCTTATCTGGAAATTGGAATCAACACAATCTGAAGTAGGAATGTGGAAGGACCGCCTGACTCATGCGGAAGACCTGTTAGAAAAGATAGCAAGGGATAGATTAAATGAGTAATAAAGTAGTAGACCTCACTAAAATTCTTGAGGATAAAAAACAAAAGGTGGATGATGGTCTCGACCTGATAAGAGCACAGGTAATGGAAGCAGGATACAATCCTGAGTATGCTTTCGACCTTCTCTTATACATCAGCGATTTACATACCGCATTTCTGGACACAATGGAAGAGAGGGAAGATGCAAGACCCGTTGACCATCCCGACCTTTTTGAGAACGACAAAAAGAAAGAAGGCATGTACGACCTTGGTTACGAAGAAGAAAGGACGAAGGTCCACAGGCTTGCGCCTAATGAAGAAGAAGAGGAGTATCCCAAAGACCATTGAGTACAAGATACCAACCAAACCAAAGGACCATCCGGTGCATCCTGACCGTGTAGTAGAGTGGATTAAGTATCAGAAAAGTGAGGCAGCGGCCTATGGAAAGATAGCTCGCAGTCGTAAGTCCTCAGCAGAAGAGAAACTTATAGCCACTAGAAAACAATTGGATGCAAAGGCTTACACCAGAGAGATGAACCACTACCTTAGAGCAGGAGATTGGATTTCTGACAGATGGGGTAGAGATGGAGAAAACAAAACGCTATGGAGAAAGGTAGCATCATGAAGAAAGATAGTTTGGTACGTGATAAATATATCACAATGGGACAAGAAACAGAAACAGTAGCTGGCGAAGGCTGGACACATGTTTATGTTAAGCTTGAAAAAGACTTCAAGATTCTTCCACCAGTGGAACAACTAGATGTATTAGTTCAAATAGAAAAAGAATTAATACGAGTACGTACAGACTTGATAGACGAGTTGTTTATCAATTCTAAATACCCAACATAAAGAGAAAGACAATGAGTACAAAAAATCTATGGGAACGAGATAGAAAGACTTGGTTTCGTGCTTTGGTACGTGAGTATCAGCGGGAAGGTTATAGTTCCAAAGAAGCAAAGAGACTAGCTCGTAATGAAACAGACGAAATTATGGCAGATAAAGAAGGATTTGTCAAGGAAATACTGAGGGAGGAGTGGGAGGATAGTTGATATGACAACAGCGTGGAAATTAGTTTGCAAACGGAAAGGAAGAAAACCCTACGTGGTTGAAACCTTTGGTAAAAGAACAGACGCAGAGAAAGAACTTGACATGAGAGGAGGTTTAGTCTATGCTTTGGACAAGTTATCAGCGAAAGACATATACATCATACAAAGAACGAATCATCGATGAGCTACAACGTGTAGCATGGTGGACACTAGTAGGTTTCATAGTGGTTTATTTCTTATACATTCTTAGTTTTACTTTTAATGGAGTGACATGAGTGAACAAGACTGAATCAACATTTGTTAAACATGTACCATGTCCTCACTGTGATTCCTCAGATGGGAACTCGGTGTGGTCAGATGGTCATCAATATTGTTTTGTTTGTGAAACATTTACTGAACCAGAAGGAAGTTATATGGAAGCAGTACAAACTAAATCCCCCATCAAAGGGGTAATAACTAATAGTTTCTCTCAGGGTTTTTATTCTGATATAAGAGATAGAGGATTAAAAGAAGCTACATGTAAAGCTTATGGAGTAAAGGTAGAAAAAGAGAATACCTTTATCTCTAAGCATATTTATCCTTACTATAATTCAGAAGGAAACCATATCTCTAACAAGATAAGAATAACAGCTAACAAAGACTTTAGGGTAGAAGGAAATCTAACTAAGAGTACTTTGTTTGGTCAGAATATCTTCTCTCCTAAAGGTAAGTATATAACCTTATGCGAGGGTGAGTTGGATGCTTTGTCTGTCTTTCAGATGTTCGGCTCGAAATGGCCGTGCGTATCCGTCAAGTCTGCTGCGTCAGCGTTGAGAGACTGCAAAGATAATCTGGAATATCTGGATTCCTTTGAGGCTGTCATCCTTTGTTTTGATAATGACAAGGCAGGCAAGCAGGCTACCACTAAGGTAGCAGAGTTATTTGAACCTCATAAATGCCGTATCGTAAATCTCAAGGATTTCAAAGATGCCAATGAGTATCTGGTAGCAGGCAAGCGTGAGGAATTTATACGATTGTGGTGGGCAGCAGTGCCTTACACCCCCGCTGGGATTATTAATCTTAACAGCTTAGGTGAGGCTCTTTATGACGAGAACTACTGTGAGACTGTTCACTTTCCTTGGTTAGGGCTGAACGAAAAGCTTTATGGGTTGAGGACCGGAGAGTTGGTTACGTTCACCAGTGGTGCTGGTATGGGAAAGAGTTCTATCATTCGGGAACTTATGCATCATATCATGACTAATTCGGAAGACAACATCGGCGTGTTAGCTTTAGAAGAAAGTGTGAAAAATACTGCCTTCAACATCATGTCGGTAGAAGCGAATGAAAGATTGTACATCAAAGAAATAAGAGATGAGTTCTCTCGTGACCAGCTGCGTGAATGGGAAAAGAAAACTATAGGAACAGGAAGGTTCTTTGCCTTTGACCACTTTGGTTCTGCGTCTAACAATGAGATACTCAATCGCATACGCTACATGGCGAAAGCTTTAGAGTGTAAGTGGATTGTGATAGACCATTTATCAATCCTTGTTTCAGGACAAGAAGACACAGACGAGAGAAGAAGTATTGATATCCTTATGACCAAGATGCGTTCTCTTGTAGAAGAAACACAGATAGGACTGTTACTTGTCTCACACCTGCGTCGTACCACGGCTGACAGAGGACATGAGGAAGGCAGGGAAGTATCTTTGAGCCATCTTCGTGGGTCCCAGAGCATTGCTCACCTGTCCGATGCCGTAATCGCACTGGAAAGAAATCAGCAGGCACCTGACCCTGTTGATGCCAACACAACTACGGTACGGATACTGAAAAATAGGTACACAGGTGAAACAGGTATCGCAACTTATCTATTCTACAATAGTAAAACAGGGCGGCTTGGTGAAGTTTCCAATCCATTTGAAGCGGAGGATACTGAAGATGCCGTGGGTAATTGATGTAGAAACCAACGCTCTTCTTCCAGAGGCATCGAAGGTACACTGCATAGTAGCGCAGGATTTCAACAACGGGCAGACGATGAGCTTCAAACAGGATGAATGCTTGTATCTCTTCCCCCCGTGGGCGCGGTCAGTTGACCAGTTTATTATGCATAACGGTGTATCTTTTGATGCTCCTGTACTGAACAAGTTGGTAGGCACAAAGATAAAAGTATCCGATGTTGTCGATACTCTTATCCTAT